CTTGCAAACGTTTAGATTCAAATAACTCCCATCCTTTACCTTGTATTGCCCCTTCTTTTGGTCCTCTTTTTGAAGATTTTAACCAAAGTATACCGTATCTATCTGCTATTTTACCATAACATTCTTCATAACATTTACCATAAACTGCTGTTTGTAATTCATATGTTGTTTGTAAATGGTTAGAGGTTTTAAAATCTATTATCCATAATTCCCCATCAATTTCACATACCATATCACAAGTACCTGCTACTTTTAATTCATCTGAGAATATATGTACTTCTGTTTCTATTAATGTTGGGTTATAGGTTTCCCAAAAATCAACAAATTTTAAAAACATCTGCCATACATCTGGGTTGTACATTGGGATTCCATTTTGTAAAAAATTTAATTCTTTTCCATTAAGATAATCTTCACACATTTCGTGTACTTGAGTTCCTTCTTCTGCTGCTTTTTTAACTATCCAATCTGCTGAATATCCTACTTTTTTTAACCAATCTTGGAAAAATTTTCCTTTAGGATAATAGCTTAAAACATAAGTTATAGACGGATAATATTTACCATTTCTTCTATAATACCTAGAATCAGGTAATGTAATTTGTTTAGCGTCTTCACTAATTTCTAAAATCCTATTATAAGATTTTTTGATATTTCTTTTACTCATATAAGTTGTAATTTCTTCTCCATTAAATTATATTGTGTTAATGGAGTGGTAGTTTGAATTAATTTCGTAAAATCGTTAAATCCCATTTCACTAGGGTCTTTCCCTTGAAGTTCTACCATATAAACTTCTTTACCTTCATTTATAAATTCTTCAGCATATTTAATTGCTTTTTTAATAGCGTCAGAATCTAATGCTATATATATTTTTTTAACGGTTGATGTTACTATTTTTTTCATTAAAGATCCCTGTATATTACTACCTAATAAAGGAATTGCATTTCTTTTAATAGCAATAGCATCAAATGGTCCCTCACATAAAATTAGAGGTAAATCCCAATTTACAAATAATTCAAATGGAATTATATTTCTTGATGCTTCAGGATTTCTATATTTTCTATATGGGTCTTTTTCAAAAGATCTTCCTGTAAAATAATTTAATTTTCCATTTTCATCATAAGAAGGAATAATAATCATATTCTTGTAATTACCATATTCACAATATCCTAAATTATATTTAAGTACATCATCTATAGTAATTCCTCGATTTTTTAAATAATTCCATGCTCTTCTTCCTGTTAAGTCTGTTGATTTGTCATTTATTTGTTTAAAATCTTTAGGCAATTCTATTAGTTTATATTTTTTTATTTCTATATGTTCTTTTTCAGAATCTACTAATTTATACAATTCAGCAAATTTATCTGATGATGCTTTTAATTGTTTAAATAATGTAGAAATACGTGTTCCTTTTTTACCACATACCCAACAATGCCAAGGATTATATCCTTTTTTATTTTCTGAAAAATTGACTTCTAATTTGGGTTTAGCATGATTACAAAAAGGACAAGTATAAGCTTGATTGCCTCTTGCAGTTCTTTTACCTGTACCTAATACAGAATTTACTAAATTAACTAATAATTCATTGACCATAATCGGTAATATATGAAAGGTATTTTGCTAATCAAAGTCTTTGGTAAAGAACTTTCCAAGAATGTTATCATTCCAGAATTCATCGGGATTTTCCAATGCTTGATATACAAATAAAAACTTTGTTTCGTAATATGTTAATAATTTTTTAGAAGGACAAGCTATAAGTATATTTCTTTCCCAATTTTCTTCAGGTTCAGTTTCTAGCATTGCCTTTAATCCCTTATTAGAACCCCAATAAGTCTTCCAATCTGATTCTTTTATAGCTAATTTATATGATGGTCTTCTACCTACAACCCCCTCATATTTTAATAAGTCTTTTTTGGTAACTTTTACTTTTCTTGTAAAGTATAATATTTTTTTACCAATATATTTTTTTCCTGTTGGTAGATGGGTAATTACATATACAAACCCATAAGTATCATCTGGGAAGTCAGAAATTTCTGATACTTCCTCTTGTTGGTATCTCCATTTTACCATATATAAAAAATTTTACCAAGTATCAAAATTCACAACAAATGTAGTATCTGTATATAATGAAATTGGTATTGCATTAGATAATTTACCTACTGCTAATAATTGAAATGATTCATTATATAATCCAATAGTAGTTACATATGGACTAAAATAAGATCCTGTTGCAAAATCATAATAAGTTTCATTACTATTTGTTGTTCCTATTCCTGTTACATCATCTATTGTTAATTTAAAAGTAACAGTTCCTGTTCCTCCTGTTGTACTCATTAATGCTGAAATTATATCACCTGTATTATAACCTCTACCTTGTTTTGCTACTGATATATCTGATATTGTCCCATCAGCTGCTATTGTAAAATTAGCTGATCCCCCTGAACCATCTGATGTTGCCCCACTTTGTAATGCTATTTCAAATACACCTTCTGTTCCTCCATCATTATAAGTTTCTGTTGAAATTGATTGTGAAAGTTGATTTGGTGATAAATTTAATTCACCTAAAGGTCTTAATGCTGATGGATTAGTTGTATATGAAAATTCATTATCTCTTATAACACATTTATATTGATTTTCTCTAATTTGAATTGAAGAGGAAAATTGAATAGATGATGATTTTACATTATTATTAATTGTATTATTACCCCCACCTACTCCCATTCTAAAAGGGAATGATGATAAAGAACCACTATCAGGTCCTGTAAATATAGCTATACCTTGTGAGTAAAATATTTGACCTACACTTCCTGAAAATATTTCTTGGCCTGATGAATTTGATTGGGTTGCGATTAAATTTCCTTCGCCATCATCTTTTACTAAACTTCTTGTATGATTTAAGGAAGAAGTATATTCAAATTGAAATTCACCTGGTGGTATTACTTCACCAAATAATTTAGAAGGAATTGATATTATTGCGGGTCCAAGATCATTTACTTCAGGATTAGTTGATCCTGAAAATTGAGCAAAATATCTTGATTGAGTAACTGATGATTGAAGAAAATTTTCAAATCTAGGTCCTTGTGGGGGTCCTACATCCTCATTATAATCCGCACTTGCCCCCGGTACTAAACTTCCAGTTACTACTAAATCACCTGTTGATTGAGTTAAATAATTAGAATAATATAATTGTTTTACACTATTAAATACTAATACTCCATCTAATATAGTTGTAAATCCTGTAGGATAAGAACCTGATATATATTTACCTTGTTGACCTTGGTAGTATTCTATCCCTACGTCCGAAGCCGTTATACTATTACCACTATATGCAAATTGTTTATTTGCGTTGAAAGGGGCAACAACTACTTGGTTAGTATTAAATTGTTTGTAAACTGCCATTCATCTTAGAAATCTAATTTAACTCTTACGAGAAGTTCTTTAGTAAAATCTTTTTCTAATGGTCTTGATAATTTAGCAACAGCTAATAATTCTTGGGCATCATTATATAATCCTACTGTTGTTATATATGTTGTAGGGTTATCAATAAATGAATCATATACAATAGCACCTGTTGAAGATGAAATAAATGATGGATTAGCCGAGTAATTATATTCTGAGTTTCTTGCTCTACAGAAATAAAAATCAGATGATAAATCCTCTTTAGAATTTAATGTAAATCCTACTGTATTACTTGAAGCAAAATTCCCTGCTCTTCTTAAAGCATCTATTACTCTAAATGGATTATTTCCTAAAGTATCATATGAACGACTTGTTGCTAATGCAATTCCTCCGTCAGCCACATCTCCATCTAAAGCTTCTCCATTTAATAATAATAAATCAATATCTGGTAATAACCAACCATAAGATCCTGAGTTAGCTGTCCAACCACTTGTATTTACTGTTTGGTTAACTTCTCCTGCTGAACCTGATACTATATTATATACCCTACCAGCATCTGTAAAAGTTGTTACAGTATTTGCTTTACTATCATCTGTTAAATATAACATATCACCTACACCTGTGGTACCTGATATATTCATTGTCCAAGTTCCTGGTAGGATGTTTTGTTTATATCTTGCTCTTTCAATAGGTATAGCATAAAAGTAAGATGAGGATTGATTACCAAATATAAATGAAGCATTTTCATCTCCTAATACTAAATTTCTATATTGACCATAATTAGTTCTTGTAGGTGTAGATCCTGTTACTAAGTTGTTTAAAAATTCACTTCCACTACCTACACTATCACAATAAGCAACATCAAATTGAACTTCTGCTGATACCTCATTTGATGCAGTTTGATATACTGTTATATAATATTGTGAAACATTACTCGCAGCTTGAACTGAACTAGAGTAAAACGATTTTAAAGTAGGATTATTTCCACTCCACATTGCTGCTGTTACTGAATCTGTTGTTAATACCTTATCCCCAGCTGCTAGGGTAACATATGCTCCTCTTGTATCGCTTGAATTTTGATCTGCCATAATTTATTTTTTAAGATGCTTGGTTGTTTGTTGTTCTAGTTACATATACTGGGACTTGTACTCTTGCACCACTATCTAATCCTACAACTATTAAACTAGCATATAATTTAGTACTACTACCAAATAGTACATTATTACCTGTAGGTGTTATAGTACAAGTAGTACCTATAACAGTTACAGAAGTAGCAGTTCCATTTGTTATTGTTGTGTTTGTATTTTGAACAGCTAAATCTTCAGCTGCTTTAGTTGAAATACCACTTCCTACAAATCCATTTTTAGCAACTATTCTAGCATCAGAAAGTGTAAATGAATATCCTGATGGTTCTGTTAATGTTCCATTTAAATAATTTAAAGTATTTGGAGTAATTGAAATCGGGGATAATTGTAGTTGTGATATTGATGGAGGAACAGATGATATAATAGGCATTACTTGTGTTCCTCTTGGTAATGTTACCAATTTATATTTCATCATTTGAGTTTCATCAGGGAATGCTTCTAATAGAGGCATATTTTCAATTGCCTCTCCATAATAAGCTGATCCAGATGGATGATTAGGGTTGTATAATGTATAATCTACTTCATCATCAGATAAAGCAAATTGAGTTATGTTAAAAGAACCATCACCTAATGCTAATAATTCTCTTCCCTTTTTAGTCAAAATGGCATCTACTGTGATGACTTGATTATTTAAATATCCCATTGTCTTATTGTTTTAGTTATAAATATACGTTTTTTTATTTTCTATTCCAAGTTATATTATAAATTTCATATTATTCCTCTCTTCTCTTCTCTGGGAATGCGTTTTTCTGTCTCAATTGATTTACAATATTTAAAGCATTATCTTTTTGTGTTTGAGATAAATCATCAGGTATTAAAAATCCATCTCCTGATGGTGTTGAAATACCTTGTGATCCCGATGGAGGAGTTACATTATAAGCCATTACAGATGATTCGTCTTCTATTTGTCTTCTAAAAGTATATCTAGAAATTACTCCATCAATTATACCAAATAAATCCTCTTTTGGATCTCTATCAGTTGATATAAAAGTAGGCCATTCTACAGCCATAGTACCTGGGGCATAACATTGTGCAACAGGAGAGGCACCACAAACATCAGTATTACACATTGTGAAATTATTATCTGAACCTGTTGCTGATACTAATACTGATACTGCAGGATTTCCTTGTTGTTGGATTTCAGATTTCATATTAGGTACTTGTAATGTAATATTTACTAATGCTGGAACACATCCTAATGCAGTACAATCTAAATCATAAGTCTGTCCAACTGCATAATTTGCAGGTGAAGTACCTAATGCAACATCCCCAGTACTTCCACTTACATAAACATAACATTGAGTAATAGTTGTACCATCAGATACAACTTGTGCCATTGCTCCACCTGTACCTAAAGCTACTTGTATACCTACAGCATTTGGAGCTGCAACTGCACTATCTGTTACTAAATTACCAGTTGATGTTAAATATAATTGTCCATAAGTATTAACAGCATCCCCCGTTATATTACCAACTGATAATGAAGCCAATTGATATGATGATGAATACCAATAATCAACCATTTCCATAATAGTGTACTCTTGTATAAAATCAATAGAAGATGTATTTCCACCTCTCATTGTTTGTCTTGAACCTTCAACTCTTACAATATCTCCTCTTTGAATAAGCCAAGGTAATTGACTATCTTGGTATGCTCCACAATCTGAACCTGTTGGATCCCACATAAAATAATTTTGAGGATCACTTGGTCTTTGTCCCTCATTAACCCAATAATTACCACCAGTAAAGAGCATATTATTAGGATAAATAACACAAACAGCTTGTGGGGCTTTATATTGTCTTGCTACTGCTGTATTGTAAGTATGGTATACTGCTAATTGAGGACCAGTTGCTTGAAAATATGAATTATCCCACCCAGATCTACCAAATCCAGAAACACTTTTATTAAATAATAAATCTGTTTGAGATCCACTTAATAAAAACCCAACATAATTGTCAGCATTATTATTATAAGTACTACCTGTTATCATCATCGATTCTGAAACAGACATATTTGATCCTGTAGGGTATTTTTTATAATTATATGACCATGATGGAGCATTTATTAATCTAGTTTGAGAATTACTATGTAAAGTTAAAAATCTTATTGAACCCCCACCTATATCATAACTAGAACCAAATCCTTTTAATGGAGATTGTGATGTATAATCTACTTTAGGATTAATATTTTGATTATAACTAACAGCCATTTTTCTTTCAGGTTCAAATGTAGATGAAACATATTTTTTATATAAATTAGTTCCACCATCCATTTTAAGTGTAATAGGAGTATATTCCTTTCCAGATATACTTTCAGTAGGAACGTAAATTAATTGATCTATATTATATTGAACAGTATCCCAATAATTATATTGCTCAAATGAATCTTTAAAATGAGCAATATACATTGGATGTTTATCAATTACAGCACTTTTTCCATAAGATATATCACCACCCCAACTTCCTGAACCATCTGGGTTTACATCATTTTGACCAAAACTTGCAGTTCCATTTATAAATTTATCTGCTATACTTGATGTTGTATTTGCAAATCCTTTTCCTTTACTATAAGGTTGTACAGGTAATGCTTCTACTACCCCAACTGTTCCAGATGGATGATAGTTATTATAATCTAAACTTTCTAATCTCGAACCTCTATATCTAGGATTTATACTAACTAATTGAGTATAATTACTATCAGGCACATCTGCAAATAAAGATTGACTAGTATTATTAATTGAGTATGTTACTACCTGTTGAAAATTCTCTGGTTGGAATTGTTCATCATTATATGATAATAATATTCTTGTACTACTACTTCTATTTCTACTTACATTATTATTTAATGGATTATAATCTGAATTTGCAAAAATAATACTTTGTGTATTTTGTATTTGCCATTGATCTTGTTGTAATGGATTTAAGTAAATATAAGATGAAACATCATCCCATGTTGGATCATTTAATATATCTGGTGCTATATTAAAATTAGACATAGTACATTTTACTCCTCCTGCTC